TTATATTATTTTCTTTGCAGTTTTGGCGTGTGCCACTGGTGTGTCAAAAACCCGATCGATTACACCATTGTCTTCGCTTGCGTGGCCGTAGGTCCGGAAGAGCTGCTGGGTGTCTTTCCACCCTCCGCGCTTTGCAACGGTGACCGGGTCCACACCGGCCTGAAGCATTGTCGTCGCAAAGCCGTGACGGCAGGCGTGAAAGGATAGGTGTTTTATTCCTGCTCGCTTGATCACCTTGTTCCATTGTATTTTGGCGGTGTCACGCGAGGAGTATTTGAATACCTTACCTGTGCGATCCCCTTCGATGTTGGCCATAGCGGCAACCAGGTGGGCAGGTAGATGCGCTCGGCGTTCGTCCATGATCTTCGTCTGGCGAATGAGGGCTTTTCGATCTGTTAGGGATACGTCTTCCCAATGCACATTGAGCGCTTCTGAAATGCGTGCGCCAGTGCAGAACATGAACAATGCCAATGCGCCCAAGTGAGGATTGGCGGAGACCATGAATCGCTCGATCCAAACCGCAGTTGCCGGCTCTTTTTCTTTCCGCTCAACGGGGAAACGCTTAACAGAAACTCTGGAGCATAGTTCCAGTTCAGCAGCGTGATTGATGATGGCTTGGGTGGGAACAATGACCTGCCGGTTTCGTGTCGCCGCACCGGCATTGGGGTAAAGATCGAGGGCGCTTTTTCTGATTGCGCCTGGTGTGATTTGATTGACCAGAGTGTTTTTCCAGTAGTCTTCAACTGGAACAAGGAACCTGTCGGACTTCTCGGCCTCGCGATGGAGGAGAGCTGCTTGCGCAAATGTCAGGACTGCTTCTGGGCCATTGAGATGACTTTGCCAGTACCGCGCTTCGACCTTTGCGGCGATTTGCTGCGCGGTCGTTTTTTGCGTCGTTCGACAAGATCCGCGTAGTCGATGTCCGGCAACAGTTCCGGCGTAGTGCCAGACTTCGCCTCGTTTGTAGAGCTTGAGTGGCATGGTCTATGCGCCTCCACTATCCGTTGCACATCTTCTGCGGTCAGCTTCATGCTTTTGCCGAACACATGGCAAGCGCCAATTTGTCGGGCGATCTCTCTAATTCGTCGCTCAGAGCATCCAACATATTCGGCAACTTCGCCAGGAAGGTAATATCTCGGAAGAATGTCTCGCAAGCTGCTCATCTGGTGCGCCTCAGTGCTGACGGTTGGAAATGATGTGCTGCCCTGGCCGGTGTTCCGGCTTCAGGGCAGCGGAGCGCGCGATGGGGCGTGCTTGTTGGTTCAAGTGCGGCCTCTGCGCTTCAGGGGGGAGCGCAGAGGCCGGGCGGGCCCCATGCCTTTCTTGTCGTCTGCCGGGGAGGAGGACGGCAAACGACGGCATTCTTGCGGGGCGGGAAACTGTTCAGAGGAATTTACGTCTGGCCAAGCATTGAATTGATGGCGCTGACGAGAGCCGCTGCATTCGCGGAATAGGATCAGTGCGGTTAATGCGGCGGAAGTTCCAATGGCGATGTATGGGGCATTTAGTCCTGCGATGACGAAGATCAGTTCCCACATTCCACTACCTCCTGAATAATCCCTAAAACGATTGGTGTTCGGCAGATTTTGTGACTGCTTTTTGATTGCCGTTATGCCGGTCTCTTTCGGTAGGAGGACGCGTCACGCGGATCAAAGTAGCGGCAATATTCTGACAATAAATTGCCAAATAGGTAATATTGGTTTGATCGATTCGGTAAGAAATTGATCAAATGGCTGAATATAATGGCAATTCTCCGCCCAACCCGGTGGGGAGACTGTGTCAAAATTCAAAGAGGGAGTAGTTCGCGTGATCGTCAATAAGCTTGAACTTCAAGATGCATCCGCTCAATTAAAAGCACAAATCCATGCGCTCAATAGGATAAGTGCGGTCCGGCTAATCCATGATATTGCGGCAATGGAAGAGGTTGCCGAGCTGATTGGCAAAGGCAGTTTGGGCCATCACTTTGCTCGGAACGCAAATGATCTATCACCCGGCCAGCTAATGGTAATCGCCGCATATAATGAAGATGGCGCTCCCGTTGGAATGGTCGCTGCCCGACGTGATAGCGTGCCGGGTTGGGATTTAAGAACTTTCTTGGCTGCGCACTGGCTTAGGTTATATCCCGGGGAGAAGCTGGGCACGTTCGCAACATTTGATGAAAACAGCAGTCAGTATGCGTCCGGCCTCAAGGGGGCATTTGCATATATTGGTGATGGGTGGATCTCAAAGGAGTATCGCGGAGGTAACTTGCTTGCCCTCATACAGCGCTGGCTCCTTCTTCTTGTCTACGATGAATGGAAGCCAGACTTAATTTATGGTTGGATGCGTCCTGATAAAGTTCGGAGCGGCTACGCAGCGCGTTGGGGTTATTCGATTGTTTATCCAAAAGGCATCACGTGGAAGATCAAACCGAAGCAAACGGATCTGCATGACTTGTATTTTGTGGCCGTTGATCAACACGGAATTCGTCAATTGATTCTTGATGAAACTGTTGAATGTAGCGGTTAGAGGAAAAAGAGTAACAGGCTATAATATTCGCTCCCGCCTTGGTTGAGACGGGCAGGATTAGGCGCTCATAGACCAGGTCTATTTTGTGTGTTTTTAGTTTGAATGGTGTGGTGACCAGGTCGTAAGCGGGGCGCTGTGTGTTGTGCGCTATTGTGTATTGTCGCCCAACTAACTCTCTATAGTCTCGATCAAAGGCGGCTGCGGCTGTTTCAGCGTTATCTGCCCATTCCCTGCCCATTATCTTTGCGGCCAGTGCTTCTTCCCCGCAATAGAGAATATCAGGAGAGTTACCGTCAGCGTTGGCTGGATCGAGCAATACTAACTTGGGCAATGCGTAGCATAAATCATCAAGGAGGTGACCTTTGCTAGCTTCCCAAGAAGTCAAAAGATCTTTTGATAGTTCGTCAGCGAAGCCGTTCGATATCGCTTTGATATCAAGCGAAACCACTTTTCCATTCATGTTCATACCGAGGTGATCTTGATCGCGCATAAGCGCTGTAGGCGAGACGCCATGATCAAAGGCCTAATTAAGTCATCGAACTGGATCACTTGTTCATCAGTAAGTTGGTCCACCTGATAATGACGAGCAACTCTGTAGCAAATCGCCTGCGCAATGCCGTCCAATTTTTCCTGCCTGATAGAGGCGAGCGTATCCAATAAAATATCACTTGGATTGTACGGAGACTTGTTTTTGTAAAGCGGAGCTAGTTGTCGAAAATGCATGGCTCAATCTTCTTCAGTAACGGGGGCGTGTTGAGCTGCTATGTCCGAATAAGCCTGCTCTAATATTATCGCAAAGTCTGCATTGGAGCCGCGCCCACCAAGCATGGTTTGTTCTATGGCACGTGCTCGTTCGTATGCTTTTTTGAAAAGATTCGGATCAATTAATAGCGCATCGTTAGCTGAATGGCCGCTAAGTGCTTCCTGTGCTTCTAATATGTCTGCGGGATGAGTGCCCAACAGGCTGTAGAATTCATCTACAGATTTCCCGCTGATTTCCGCCAATTTCTCGATGTGTTCAGTGGTTATTCGTCGTTTGTTGCTTCCCATCCGTGACAGGTGGGTTGCTGATACGCCTAGTTTTTCGGCGAGTTTCTCACCGGTGAGGCCGGTAAGTGATTTGGCTAGGGAAATAGGGCTCTTGGGCATAACTAAATTATTGCCCGTTAAAATCAACGGTCTAGCGCCTATTTGGCAATCTGATGGGTATGGTTTTTGATCAAATATATTGCCTTAAAGGTAATATTGCGGCAATTATTGCTAAATGGTTGCGCTAAAGACATACTTGAAACGAGAAGGCATCACCGGGAATGACTTCGGCGAGAAGGTCCGGGTTAGTGCCTCTACAATTTCGCGGATTTGTAGTGGCAAACGATTGCCGTCTGCACGCCTTGTGCGATTGATTGTCATGGAAACTGCTGGAGCTGTCACGGCGGTTGACCTCCTGAATTTGAACCTAGTTTCCACCTCGAGAAACAATAAGTCATCCCGCAGAGCTGAAGAAAATTGCGGGGTGGATCAATGAACGCACCCCGTCCAGCAGATCCCAACGCACTCAGGCGGATCAAGATTGCGACCCAACGCAGTATCGAGCTGTGCGGAGGTCAGGAAAGTACGGCAACAATTACCCGTGTCGGGCGCAATACACTCTCCGACTACAGCAACACGGGAAGTGAGCGGCACCAAGCGACATACATGCCGGTTGATGTGCTGGCTGACATCATTCTTGACCGAAAGCAGTCGGGTGAAGTGCCAGCATTGCTTCATGAGCTGTGTCGGTTAGCGGGCGGGCGGTTCGTCAAGCTTCCGGAACCGGATACGTCAGCCAATGCCCGGCAGTATGAGTTGGCAGCAGCGGGTGTTGCCCTTTTGGAAGCTGGAACCGCCATTGCCCGCCAAGTCGCTGGCCCGTCAGAGGTGGAGTTTCCCGCTGTCATGAGCGCCATTGAAGACGCGCTTGGCAAGCTTTTGGAAGTTCAGTCTCAATTGAAAGCCGGCTCTCCCTTGCCCGTTACCGATAAGGAGGGCGGGGAATGACAAGATTTGTTCCTTCATCCGGGATAAAACAGAGCTGGCTGAGAGTCCTACCGCCAGCACCGACCAATGACAATTCAGGTGTCGTTGAAGTGGGGAGAGCCGAAGTCCACGTTCAGCGTACGCTTTACCCGCTTCGCTTCGGGCTTTGGCTCAAAAAAATATACATTCGAAAACTTCTCGCATACCCGGCAGGGCTTCTCGTGCTGTCCTCCCTGCAGAATGCTTATGTGCGCATTCTCATAGCATTTTGGGCAGGCGTAGTGCTTTGGCTGTTCTTTTGCGTGCTCTTCTTTAAGGCGGTACACGAGGCTACCCGAGGCCGTTTCCCAAAGCTCATAGCGGTCAAGTTTGTTTTGCAGTTTTTCTGTGTCCAGAGCCGCCTGTTTGAACTGAAGCAGTTGCTCCTGAAGCTCCATATTCGCCAGCTTCGTATCCATAATCTGCTGCATAAGTTCCGTGACAAGCGGCTGAAGCTCTTCACGGTTTGGGAGCTTCGGTCGCTCCGTAAGGGCTTTAAGCTTCTTAACAATGTCGAGGGCGGTGCTGGCATGTCGAAGGCCTTGGCCGAGAGCATTGGGGTCGCGTGTCAGCATCTCGATGATGTCGATCATGACACCCTCCTAAACCTGTTTCTTGGGAAAAGCTGCAAACCCCGCCAGGGGTCGAGAATCTCCACTAGTCGAAAGGCAGGTGGGGGATGACAGCATCAGCCGCTAAGTCGTTGCACTGCGATTTCCAAGGCGCAGCCGGGTTTTCAGCACGCAAGGCGTTCATCATATTCACTTCCTTCTGCTTGTTTCAGATCGAGGTGATAGGGGCCGGTGCGCGTCGCCAGGCGCACCGGCTCTGTGCATACATTAACAGGCTCGCTTGTTACTCCCTAGTTACCGCTCTCCATCTCCAAAATGATCCACAAGGGATCGGGGTGCCCTTAATGGCGCGTGAGGTGCGGTTATGACCTCTGGAACGATCATTGAGGCCCTGCCGTGGGCAGCGCTGACGGCACGCGAAAAAACAAAAGCTGTCAGCCATTGCTTTGAAGCAGGCTTAACCGTGGCTGAAACCGCTGAGCGCTTGTCGGCTACATATGGAGTGGTTTCTGACGGTGCTGTGCGGGGGCTAGCCTTCCGCCAAGGGCTTCGGCCAAACCGGGACGCAGATCGCGAAGCCTTTGACAGGCTTAAAGCCGACCGGGCCATGCGCGGAAAGTCTCGGGTAAAATCATCCCCCGCGCCGCGAGTTACTCCCGAGGCTTACCCGGTCATTTCCCATGAGATCCGGGGGAGCGCTGTCAACATCTTCACGGTGAAGCAGGGGCAGTGCCGGTTTCCGCTTTGGGGTCATCAGAAAGTCCCAATTGGTCAGAAGCTCTTTTGCGGGAAGCCTGCCATAGAAGGCCAGAGCTTTTGTCCTGCTTGCTATGAGCGGACCCATCGCAGGCCGGGAGAGGGTGAATGACCGTCTCCGATCATCAAATCCTTGCCTTGTTCACCATGGCGCGGGCCGTGCATCTGGATCGCTCGCGCCCCTTTGGTCTGTTGCCCTGGTTGTTGGCACGGCGGATTGGCATACGAACCGAGCAGGTGCATGCGCTCTATGACGGAATGCCGGAGCGCATCGGGACGACAGCCCGCAAAAAGCTTCTGGCCTTTAATGGCTTGACTGAGGCAGACCTTACGAACCGTCCTGACTTTTCAATGCCGGAGCCTGTTGCCGAACAAGCGGCGATCGAGGCGAAAGTGCTGGCCTATCGCCTGACGGCGGGAGGCGCGGCATGAACGAGGATTATGCGCATCTTCTGCAGGATGCTCGTCTGAGTTTTGTCCGTGTCGGAACGGCTTTGAAGGCTGTGATGGCGACGCGCAACATGACCCTAGCTGAGGTGGCGTCTGAGAGCCGCGTCTCTCGTGCAACGTTGAGCCGGGTCTCCAATGGCTTTCAGGTCGGAACTCTTGAATTTTTGAAAATCTGCATTTGGGCGGACCTCAATCCGTTTGAAGCGTTGTGCTCGCTGGAACCGTCCGAAGACACACTGGATGTCTTGTTGTTTCACGGGAAAGCACCTCAGAAACCATCTGAAAAATCTCAGGAATTTGAAACGGAGAGGCCAGATAATGGGTAAATACTCCGATTTCAAACGCATTCCCAAAGACCTCTACATGACGCGTGATCCGCTGGCCGCGGCGCGTCTCATCCCGTTTTTGAAGGCAGAAGGGATTATGAGTTTTGTCGAGCCTTGTTATGGCTGGGGGCACCTTGTCGGGCCATTGACGGCGGCAGGGCTGGAATGTCGGGGGCGTTACGACATCGAGCTGCGGGGCAGGGCGGTCAAGGATCATCTTGCGCCTGCCGCCTTCGGAACCTTGCAGCGACGCGACGGGTGGCAGTTGTCCTTTTTTGATCTGCATAACGCAGATGCGATAATCACCAATCCCCCATGGACACGAGCTGTCCTGCACAGATTGATCGCCCGGTGGGCGTTCATGGTGCCGACATGGCTGCTGTTTGACGCTGGCTGGAAGCACACACGGCAAGCGCGTCTCTTGATGCCGCTTTGCACTGACATTATGGCTCTGCCGCGTCTTCGCTGGTTTCCGGGAACAACCTCCAAGGCAGCAGATGATTGCTGCTGGTACCGCTTCCATGCGGCAGAGGCGGAGCGCATGGATTGCGCCCGTTTCTGGCCGCTCGGGTCAAGTCCGAAAAGTGATGGAAGCAGGAGGGCGTTGTGATGCTCGGCTCAGGGTTTCAGCTTGCCGATGAGTTCGACCACATTCGGTTGGGCATCTTCCTTGGACGAAACTTCGGCTGTTCTAAAGAGGGTTCTCAGGAACAAGATACGCTCTTCCTCAGTCAGCTTGGTATCCGGGTTTTCCTGAAGGCGGACATAAGACACCAGCAGGGCAAGCCGCTGGCGAGCATCATTTTCCAGTGCGAAATGGGAGGCGTTTTGCCGACTGAAAATGCGCAGCAACCATGCAACACCCAAGACAGGCAAGAGAATTCCTTTGAGGCTCAGGATCGCCCAGAGCCAGCTGGTGTTGCCTTTAGCCGTCAAATAAGCGTCCTGCCAGAAGTTTTGCCATGGGGTCGGGCAAAGGCTGTCATTGTTGCAAAGCTGCAGGACAATGGCCTGAAGAATACCAGTCTGGTTAAGGCCAAAGAGAAACAGAGCTGCGACCAACGTAACTGCAAACCACATAAAGTTGCTGGCACGTCTCAACTGGTGGTGTTGGATTTTGTCGTGCCAGTGTTTGGTCAAGCGCTCCAACCCTTCCGCTGCCGCTTCAGCACCAAGTGCAGCGTCGGTTTTCCGATGCGCGTCTTCTTCTATCGCATCGGCTTCACGTGCAGTTTGTTTTGCTTCCCGGAGCCTCCCAATAGCTTTTTGCTCGTTGGTTCGGGCGAGAACTTTCATCTCCCTTTCAAGTGTCCGGCGCTCCGAAAAACTGAGTTTTTCAACGATTTCAGGAACTTCAACAATAATGTCCTGAATAAATGCAGCAATAATTTCATCGGTGTTGGGTGTGGATTTGCGCCTTGCCACTGACGACAGCGACACACGCGCACTGACTTTGACCAAGCTTGCGCTGCCGTCTCTGAAACTCGCCAAGGCAACCCATGATCCAGCCGGTGGTCCGGGGGCCGTTGGCTTCGTCAAGCCGAAGCTGGAGGAACTCAGCCCAAAGGCCGAAATTGCCGGTCTTGATGAGCGCTTTATCGGCCTGATCGGTACGAAACAAGCATTCGAGTTCGCCAAGGTCTGGACGGACAAGGAAGACGGGCAGGACTACAGCGTTCGCGGTGAAATCCACGGTGTTCTGATGTCTTGGGAGCCGGATGAAGCCGGAGGCGGAGCCGAGATCCACAAGTGCAATCACGAGTTCGCTGAGGTCACGCGCTACACCTATTACATCAATGGGCGGCGGATCTTTGATTACGATTACTTCGCGATCAAGGCGTTCTTTGGCGACAATGATCTGTTCGAGAGCTATCGCCGTGGTCTTGGGATCGGTGGAGCACGCGGTTAAGTGAGAGGGAGAGATTATGCTGAAACCGGTAAAACTGCCTCTGACTGCAGAGGCTGAGTGGGAAGGCGAAACGATTTGCGAGCTGATCATCAGACCGGTTCGGATGATCGATCTTGAAAACTCTGATGGGGCGGAAAACGAGGAAGAGGCTTTCAAGATCCTCATTGCCGGAATGATCCGCATGCCCATCGAGTTTTTAGGCGAGCTTGGCCCGGATGATTGGGAGGCGCTTGCGCTTGCCAGCCCGCCATTGATGGGAAAACGGGCTCAAGATGTCATGGCGCAGCAGAAACAAAAGACTGCTGCGCCCAAAAAAAAAGCGACCCGGGCTCGGTCGAGGCGCTCCTAGAAAAGGTGCATGGTGAACCGGAGCAAACCTTTGTTCCCATTCGCGACATGATCATCATCATGGCTCGGGAAACGATGACCCCGGTTCAAGACATCAGGCTCTGGACTGTCGACGATTTTTTTCTCTACGCCGACAGTCTGATGCGGCTCCGCCGTCAGTCGGAAAAGCCATAGGATTTGGCAACACGTCGGATCTGGGCGCAATGCGCTGTTTTGGTTGATGGGGTCATCTGGCCAAGATTGTATTGCGCACCCTGTGTCATCATTCCCAGTTCCGCCGCAAATTCCATGTCATCTGCGGGCACGGTCTTTTCGATATAGGCTTCGATTTTCGCCTGATTATAGGTAAACTCGCACGGCTCTTCACTCGCCAGAACGTTGGAAAGCTGCATGACCGCCTGCATGCGTTCAAGGTCCGACCAGGCATGTGCAGACCCTAAAGTTCCAGTCAACAATGCGACTGCGACCAAAAACTGTTTCATCTAAACCTCCAATAAAAACGGGGCAAGCTTAGCCGCTTGCAAGTTTGAAGCGCAATGGCAGTTCTTTCGTCAAAACTGATCGTCTCATTGATTGATCAGGTCACTCGGCCTGCGCGGTCGATTGCGGGTCAAATGGGCCGCATGACTGACCAGTTGCGCCGCAACCAGCGTGACATGGCACGTATGCGCGGATCGATGGTGGAAGGGGCGGCAGCAGGCTATGCACTTGCCCGTGGTCTGGCGGCTCCGGTCAAAGCGGCGATGGCCTTTGAAGATGCCATGGCCGATGTCAACAAGGTGGTGGATTTCGACGCGTTCGAAAAAGAAACCACGCTTGAAGACCTCTCTGCCTCCATTTTGGAAATGAGCCGTTATGTTCCGCTCGCTGCCGAAGGCATTGCCTCGATCGTGGCAGCGGCTGGTCAGGCGGGCATGAAGGGAGATGAGCTTCTACAGTTTGCCGAGATCGCAGCCAAGGTTGGCGTTGCCTTCGATATGACCGCCGATGAGGTCGGCACCAGCCTTGCCAAGATCAAGACAGCGCTTGGCCTGAGTGTCAGTGAGACTGAACTCTTGGCCGACGCCATCAACCACCTGTCGAACACCTCTGCCTCGGAAGCGCCGTCGCTACTCGATTACATGCGCCGGGTCGGCTCCATCGGCAAGCAATACGGCTTCACGGCGGAACAAACCGTTGCCATTGGCTCGGCCATGATTGCAGCGGGCGCGCAGGCGGATGTTGCAGCAACCTCATTCCGCAATGTGGGTAAAGCTCTGGCACGCGGGGAATCGGCAACCAAGCGGCAAAGGACCGCTTATAAGCGCCTCGGGCTGGATGCGCGTGTTGTTGCAAAGTCCTTGCAAAAGGACGCTGTTGGAACGCTCAACTCTGTACTGGAGCTGGTGCGCCAACTGCCTAAGGAATTGCAGGCCTCGACCGTGTCCGATCTATTTGGCGACGAAGCTCGCGCCATCATGCCCTTGATCGAAAACACAAAGCTCCTGAAGCAATCGCTTGGGGAGGTCTCTGACGAGTTTAACTATGTCGGATCTGCGCAGAAGGAATTTGATGTCCGGGCCAACACGTCGTCCAATACGCTCCAGCTTCTGCAGAACCGGGCGAAGGAAGTCGCCATCGCCATTGGGAATGCCTTGCTTCCGGCAATCATGGATGTGGCCTGGCATCTCGGGCCAATCCTTACAAGTATCTCGGAGTGGGTGAAGGCCAATCCGGAATTGACGGCAGGGATCGTCGGGTTGGCGGCAGCTCTTGTGGCGGTGAAAGTTGCCGCAATTGCCTCCGCCTTTGGTTTTGCGTTTCTGAAGGGCGGCGCGCTGACTGCGGGTCTTGGGGTTGCTCGGGCAGCATCGCTTATTGTGGCAGCATCCAAGCAGGTGCGCATGGCCATGCTCGGCATGTCACTCCTGTCCAGTCTTGGCTCGGGCGCGATGGTGTCTGGCATCGCGCCGGGTTTGGTGGCTGTTGGCGCTGCTCTTAAAGGGGTTGCGATTGCCGTTGCTGCAGCGGTTGCCACGATCAGCGCGCCGATCTGGCTGTTGATTGGAGGCATCGCTGCCGTTTCCCTTGCCATCTACAATTATTGGGAGCCGATCCGCGAGTTTGTCACCGGGTTTGCATCCACGATCATGGAGGCTCTTGATCCGCTCATCACGGCCATGACGGATTTTGGCAAGCGGCTCGCCACGGCGGCTGGAACCTGGGCGAAAGAAAAGCTCGTCGATATCGGTGAGCTGATCGGGTTCGACCGGGCCGAAGTGGAGGCGATGATCAATGACGCGGTGACCATGGTCACTGGTCTGGCGGATCGGATCATCGCCGCGGTCAGGGGAATACCGTCGGCTGTTGGCGACTGGATCTCCGATCTCTTTTCCATGAACGATTATTCCGCCGAGCAGGAGGCCGAGTTCAGAAGCGCTGGCGAGCGGGCAGGGCGTGCTGCCGTGGATGCCATCAAGAATGCCTTTTCCAGCCTCGCCAACGGCATGCAGGCGCTCGGCAAACAGATGATGGACGCCTTGCTTCAAGGCATCATCGACGGGGCCAAGGCAATCTTGAGCTATGTCGGCAATCTGGGCTCGCAGATCAAGTCCAAGATCATGGGTTCGGTCTCCGGTGCGTTTGACAGTGTGAAAGGGTTCTTTGGCGGCGGTTCTGACACAAAGGTCGCAGGCGAGCGGGCGGCAGGCGGTCCAGTCAAGGCGGGCATGACCTACATGACCGGCGAGCGCGGGCGCGAACTCTTCACCGCGCCAGCTGATGGCTATGTCCACAATGCCTCGGACACCGACGCCATCGTGAAAGGCAAGGGCGGAGCGGCTGTGCCCGGTGGTCGAAGCACGACCATCCAGAACCTGACCATGAATATCTATGAGCAAACCGATGCCCATTCTCTTCTGCAGCAGCTCGAAGACAAACTCGCTGATGCAGAGCGTGGGCTTCATGCCGACCTTGAACATGCGAGCACGGGCTGATGCTTTACATTTTGGGAAATGTCCGGATCGACACCTTTCCATTTTCCGTGTCCGGGGTGCAGGAAGAAGGCGAGGCCAGTATCGTCTCCAAGGGTGTGTTGGGCCGCCCTCCTGCAAAGGAGTTCACCGCACCAGCTGACGAGGTCTTGACCCTGACTGGCGAAATCCTGCCGCACAAGATTGGCGGCATGGATGAGCTGGATGAACTCAGGGCCATGCGTGACCGCGGCGAGCGGTTCCGGGTGGAGCGCGGCGATGGTGTCGGGCTTGGCTGGTTTTCCATCACGTCGATCAGCAAGTCTCATCGGGACATCATGGCGGACGGTGTCGGTTTCCGTGTGGGCCACACGATCAAGCTAACGGAAACCGAGCGCAGCCGGGAAGACGGTCAGGCAACGCTCCAAAAGCTCTTCTCACTCTTCGGGTAAGATCATGCGGGAAATCACCATCAGGCGGGAAGGCGTCACCCTGGATACGCTTTTAGGGATGCCGGAAATCCCACGCGCGGCCATGCTGCTCGCCAAGGCTTATGACCTCAACAGGGGCATTGCAGATGGCGGCTTGTTCCTGCCGGTCGGGTCCGTGGTCAAGGTGCCGGACGAGATCGAAGTGCCAGAAGAAGAAATCATTCAAACCGCAGTGTCTCTCTTCAGCTGATCATGTCGAACAAGACAGTGACAGGCGACAAACGGAAGTTCGATCTGTTTCGGATAGGAATAGCAGCCCCAAAGTTCCCACTTGCTCTGGGGCTGCCTGCCTCCGGAGGCGTGTTTAGGAAACGCGGCTTTCTTGAAAATCCTGTTCGTTGATGTCCGCTTCTTGAAAGAACTCGTCCTGATAGTATTCAATCATGCGCTTCAATGAACGTGTTTCTGTGGTGTTCGGTAGTAAATTGGCAAATCCGGAAAACACCTCATAAAGCTGTTGATGTTCTGCAGGAGTGCGGACGGTTATGACTTCAAGAAGGGTGGCGGCATTCTTCGCCAGTGCGCTTGTATAGTCTTCGTTGATTGCTTCTCGTATTTCTTGTTCGTTCGTGGTCTTCATTGTGAATTCTCCATAACGAAAGTCGATGGGGTACTCGGCACAAATCGATGGGGTACTCGGCACAAAACACAAAACAAGTTGACGTCTATCCCAAGGTAAACACCTTGAGAAATAACTCTGTTTATTTAAGCGGCGTTCGAGTACTAATCCTTCCGGAATATTATTGGAATGAGAGAACTTACCGCTAGAAATACAAGTTAAGTAGATGCTGCAATAAATACACAAAATTGCAACTCATGAGCCGTGAAAAGTGGAAAAATAACGAATTAAAGAGATAACATGCTGAAAATATGAGCAAAAATACGATTGGTTGAATTTCGGTTGTAGTATTAATTCACGGAATTTCAGTTATTAAGTGGGAAAATTCGCGAAATTTGTAGCGCATGCGAATCAAAATTATGTAATTTGTAGTATAGATTTTAATTTATATATCGTCATTTTTAGCATTATTATTGAATTCATTCAATTTTAAAGCCCTGCGACACTATGGAAGCCGAGTGGCCGTTTCTTCTGGGTCTCTTCATTCAAATTCCATCGGCAGTTAACCACCAATACACCCAGTGAGCGTTGCAAGGTGATGACAAATGACAACTGGAAAGTTGACTGGAAGGTCTTTGTCGGCGGCAAGGATCGATCTTCTGTCATGCATCCCTATCTGCTGTCGGTGGGGGTGACGCTGATGGATGGTGGATCGGCAGACAAATGCCGGCTGTCCTTCAATGATGCGATTGGCGAAATAAAGCTGCCGCAACCGGGTGACCCTATCCAAATTGCTGTGAGGGGGAAGATTGTCTTTTCCGGGATCAGCGATGAGCCGGAGTTCATAATCAACAAGAATGGCGGCTCCCTGCTGTCTGTCTCTGGCAGCAGTGTCGACATGACAAGCGCCGTCAAAAAGCCGCTCTCCTTCCACATGGATGATGCAACGCTTGGTGATGTCATGCGCAAGGCGGCTGATCTGGCTGGCATTCGCAACATGCGCATTGACCCAGCTTTTGACCAGATCCGCCGCGACTATTGGCTGGTCAATCGCCAGAGCCTGATGTCGCTTGGGGACCGCTTTGCCCGTGAACTGGCAGGCACATTCAAGTTTGCCGGGGATGAGGCTGCGCTGGCAAAGCGCGGAACGGGTCTTGCTCCAAGTGGACTGCTGTTACCAACGGTGGTGGCGGAACGCGGAAAAAACCTGAAATCAGCCCGCGTCAAACCGCTCTCGCTGCGCCGGGTGTTCGGCTCAACCAAAGTCACTTGGTTCGACCAGAAGACAGGCCAGCACCGCGAAGTCGAAGAGCAGGGCGAAGCGGATGCCGGAGACGTTGATGCTGTAAATGTCACGCGCCTTCTGGCAGCCAGTGAAGATCAGGCGCGTGAGCAGGCATCTGCCCGCAACCGGGAAAGCGCGCAAAACCGGGGCTCTGGCCGGATTACCATTGATCCCAACGCCCAGCCGGAAGGTTTGTGTGTGCTGAAAGGCGCGCGGGTCGGCGTTGATGGCAATTACCGGATTGGTCAGGTCGATCACACCGGTTCCAAGCCGAGCGGCTCAATCACACAAATGTCGGTTCGCCATCCGCAAGGCGGGGCGGGCAAGGACACGCGGCCCACCCGCTGAGATCCCGACACTTTCAAATCATCACAGTGCCTGCCGGTTCGGCGGGCTTTTTTCATTGAAAATGGAGACCTGCATGCTTGGAAAGGGAAGGGCGGAAGCCCTGGATGATGGTGCGTTTGAAGCACTGGCAATTGAGCTGGCTTGTCCCCCTCAAAATCTGGAGGCCATTGCCAAGGTGGAATCCAAAGGATTTGGGTGGTTTCCAGATGGCCGGATCAAGATCCTTTTTGAAAAACATTGGTTCTACAGGCTTTTGAAAGGCGCAAAGCGCAAACAAGCGGTGGCGGCTGGTTTGGCGCGGCGCAAGTGGATTGCTCCCAAAAAGGGCGGATACAGGGACCAGAGCACGCCGGATGATCGGTATGCGCTGCTGGCGCGCGCGATGGACATCGATGTTGAGGCCGCGCTTCAGTCCATCTCCATGGGAACCTACCAGATCATGGGGTTCAACTATAAGACTTGCGGGTTCTCCAGCGCCGGGGAGATGTGGGCTGCTTTTCTCGACAGCGAGAAGCACCAGCTTCGCGCCTTCGCGAACTTCCTGAAAGAAAAGGGTCTGGTTCGCGCGTTTCAAACCGGGGAGTTTGAACAGGTTGAAGAGATCTATAACGGTGGTGGTCTCAACGGCACCTATGCCGCCCGAATGAAAAAATGGACGGCGAAACTTGGGGCTGGCAAATGGGCGGATTGGGATCCGACCTCTGTTGTGATCAATCACCCCATGGAGCATCCACCAGTTCCCAATTCCAAACCGCTCGCGAAAAGCCGGACGGTGGCCGGTTCTGGTATTGCCGGGGTGGGTGGTGCATCCATTCTTGTCGAACCCGTCCAGAAGGTGGTGGAGGTCGTGGAAGGGCAGGAAGCTGCCTTCAGCGGTGGCGACCTGACCGCCATGGTCATCGGGCTCGTGGTGGTCGCTGGTGCTCTCTTCGCGCTTTATGCGCGTTGGGATGACGCGGGCAGGCCGTTGCCATGGGGCGAGGCCTGATGTTCGGCCTTCCATCAATGAACTTGATCGGGGCGGCGGGGCTCGGCGTCCTGATCGCTCTCGGCGCTGGTTATGGTTGGGGCAGGCTGGATGGCACGGCTCTGACCAAGGCCGCAATTGAACGCGCGTTGCGCAAAGCAGAAAAATCCACCGAGGATGCAATCAATGAACTCGCGGAAGAAGCTGACCGGGCTCGTATGCGCCGGCGCAATTGCCTTGATCGTCGGGGGCGTGTGGTCCTTCGCAAACAACGAGTGCGTCAAAACCGAAACTGAACCTGACGGCTCGGCAGATCGTCGGAACGTCCCTGATCGGAGCTGAAGGCAGGACGCTGCAAGATCAGGAGAAAATTGACAACACGGTTGCCGGACTATGCGGGGCCGGAACCTGGACCAAATCGGAATGTCAGAGACACGAGGCGCACTGATGGATATCGAGCAACATTTTGGCGTCAAGATCTCTGCGCTTGTGGCAGGCCTTGTCGGGGCAGTGGTCAGTTTGACCTTCATGCGTGATCTAAGTCCGGCGCGGGCATTGCTTTACATCATCACCGGGACAGCCTGTGCGGCCTATGGCACGCCCTTGGTGGTGAAATGGCTCAGCCTGACAGGCCCAACGGAAAACGGGATCGCGTTTATAACCGGCATGGTCGGGATGAATATTCTGGCTGGTGTCTTCAAGATCAGTGAGCGGTTCAAGCGCGAGCCGGTCAAGACGTATCACGCGATCAAAAACGCGCCGCTGGATGCTTTGAAAGACAAGAAGCCGGACGGAGGGTCCGGCTGATGGAGAACTTTCATCTCTGGCTCACGGTGATCCTCGATCCGATTGCGGGAACCGTGATCCTGATTGCCCTGCTGATCAATCCCTGGCTGAAGGTCGCGCCGCTTTGGCATCGTTTGGGAATGACATTGGCTGCGGCGGGGCTCGATGGGCAGACCTTTCGAAATTACGTCGCGCTGACAACCGGCATGGCACCTCGCGATAGTGAAATCCCGTGGTGGGTGCTCAAAGACCTTGGACTGGTCCTGCTCGCGTTTCACTTCCTGTTTTTGTGTTTGAGGAAGTGCAAGGAAGCAGGCTGA